GATGCAATAGTTCATGCTACATCGGGTTTGATGGATAAGAACAATCAATTAGTTTTGAGTTATTTACACAAAGCTATTAAGCCTTTAAATCAATTAAGATCTCTTGAAGATGCAACTTTGATTTATAAAATATCACGCGCTCCGGAAAGACGTATATTTTATATCGACGTTGGTAATCTTCCTAAGATGAAAGCTGAACAATATCTTCGTGACATCATGACGCGATTTAAGAATCGCGTTGTATACGACTCAGCTACTGGTGAGATCAGAGACGATCGTAAATTTATGACGATGTTGGAAGACTTCTGGCTACCACGAAGAGAAGGTGGACGAGGAACTGAGATTTCAACACTCCCTGCCGGTCAATTAGCTGGTGATTTGGAAGACGTTAAGTACTTCCAACGCGGATTGTATAAGTCTCTGAATGTGCCTATTAACAGGTTAGAACCTGATAACACTTATTCTATTGGTAGAGCAACAGAGATAACAAGAGATGAAGTTAGATTTAGCAAATTCATTTCTAGATTACAGAATAGATTTTCACAATTATTTTTAAACATCTTAGAAAAACAACTTGTTTTAAAGAAAATTATAACCATTGAAGAATGGGAACAGATTAAATACAATATCAAGTTCAACTACGCTAAAGATAATCAATTCGCTGAGCTTAAGAATATTGAGATGATGAGAGAAAGAATGGGTATCTTACAAGCAACTGATCCATATGTTGGAAAATATTATTCGGTTGAATGGATAAGAAAAAATGTGCTACAGCAATCTGAAGACGATATTGAATTGTTAGATGCTCAAATACAAAATGAAATTAAAACTGGTGTTATACAAGTGGCCGGTGTTCCAGAAGAACAACCAGAGCAACCTACATAATTGTTTTTATAAATAGGAGTTATATATGGCAGACGTAATTGATTTACTAAAATTTGCAGATGAATCAAGGCCAGTTGATTTTGCTGATGCTTTTAATCAGCTAATGGGACAAAAAGTAGTTGACATTTTAGACGTAGCAAAACAAAGTATAGCTTCATCTGTTTTTAATAACAACGTAGATGAAGTAGAAACATCAGACGTTGATAACGGAGAAACGTATGAGGACTCTTAAAGAAATTAGATCTTTCTATACAGAAAAGAAAGATGCTGAAACAACAACACCCGGCTTAAATATCAAGTCAGCTGACGAGAAGCGTTTTGCTGATAAGCACGTTATTAAAAAGACTGCTGACAGAAACGGCAACGGCGACGATGTTTTCAATGCTACAAATGTCAAAGGTGTAGAGCGCAGTCCAAAGCACGGATATAATCCCGGTGAGGATGAGAAAGTATATGAAGGTTATGTAAGCCTTGCACAACAAAGAGCAGTATGGGCCACTCGTAAAGACGGCGGTAGAGGCCATCCCGATAATAAAAAGAAAAAAATGAAAGAAGAAGCTGAGATTGAAGAAGCTTCAAAGGCTCCTATGGATCCTGACAAAAAAGCAAAAAGTGCTATCGATACTATATTGAAGAATCATGAAGAGCCTGCACCAGAAAAGGGCATGAAGATTGGTGAAGAAAAAGATGAAGATGTTCCGTTCGAGGGACCATACAACAAGCCAGCTAAGAAGCAATCAGGACAAAAGTCTGATCCAGGTTATTCAGCCGCACGCCATCTTGCTCGACAAGCAATGCAAAAGATGCTTGATAAAAAAGAAAAGATGAAAGAAGAAGTTGAATTGGATGAAGGTGATGTAATTCCATTCCCTGGAAAAAAGAAAGAAGAAAAGCCTGATACAAAACCAGGTTGGATGCTTCGTAAAGATCCAGAGCTTGCAAAGAAATTAAAAGACGCTCAAGCACGTGTTAAAGCTAGAAAAGAAGCTGCAACACAAAAAGAAGAAGTTGAACTTGACGAAGTATTAAAACCTTCAATGGGTGTTAAAGCTTATATAGATGATTTTATAAAGTCAGATGATCCTAGATTCAAAGGTGCATCGAAGAAAGAAAGAATGAAGAGAGCTTTAGCTGCTTACTACGCAGCAAAGAGGGGTGACTAATGGCTATAATGATCAATAGACCTGGAACATCAGCTGTAATACATGTTACAGCAAACGCTACAATAAACGCAGTTGGGAACACCACTAATTCTACTATAGCTACTGGGGCTGAAGTCTTAACTGGGGCTGCAATAACACAAGTATTTTGGGGTGCTGCTGGTGGCGGTTATTGGACTATATCAAGAGGTGCAACTCTACTTTTAACTTTACCAGACAGTGGTACTATGGATTTTGCTGGTTCAGGGTGTTCTTTAATTGCTAACTCAGATGCTGCTATAGATGCTAAGCTCGTTGGAACGGGAAATGGTCACTTGATTATAGAAGTGCAGAAGATCCCGATGAGCACAGGTTACACAAGCTAAGGAACTACCATGAAACTTATATGCGAACAAGTAGAAAACTTAAAGTACATCGTAGAAAACAAAGAATCTGGTAAGAACTATTTTATCGAAGGCATCTTCATGCAGGCCGATATTCAAAATAGGAACGGCCGAGTATATCCTGGTGAAATTCTTGAGAAAGAATGCAGCCGATATATGAAAGAAGCAGTTGAGCAAGGAAGAGCTTATGGTGAACTAGGTCATCCAAACGGGCCTTCAATCAATTTAGATCGCGTTTCTCACTTAATCACAAATCTTCGTCAAGAAGGAAGCAACTTCATTGGCCGAGCCAAAATCATGGAAACACCCATGGGTAATATTGTGCGTGGTCTAATGGACGGCGGTGGCTCTTTAGGTGTTTCTACTCGTGGTATGGGTTCTCTTGAAGAAGACAAATCAAGAGGTTGTATGGTGGTTAAAGACGATTTTCGTTTAGCAACCGCTGCAGACATAGTTGCGGATCCATCCGCACCGGATGCGTTCGTAAGAGGCATCATGGAAGGGGTCGAGTGGGTATGGGATAATGGACTCCTTAAAGCACAAAAAGTTGAAGAGCTTCATGAATCTATCAAGAAAGCTCCAAGTAAAAGATTAACTGAAACAAAGATAAATGCTTTCAAGTCATTTATCAACGAACTAGTTAAATTATAACTTTTAATAAATAAGTAAGAAATAATTAAAGGAGTCGCTTAAAATGAGACTAAGAGAAGCAATTAAAAATGTTTTAAACGAATCAGAAGATCAAGAAACAGAAATACTTGATGAAAAAGTTTCTGTCGGCGGTGGAGCCACCGGTTCTTCTGAAGTTGCAGAACCTACAGGAGTTCGTGCTAAAGCCCCTGGCAATAGCAAAACACAGGGTGATCCAATGCAGAAGATTCAAGATCCCAACAATCCTGGCGTTGAAGAAACCGATCCAGAGAATAACACAAAAGCTGATGGCGATGCTGCTGGTAATGCAGCAACTATTAAAGCAAAGATGGGTGAACACTTTGATGCAATGTTTGATGGAGAAGATCTTTCAGAGCAATTCAAAGAAAAAGCTTCAACCATTTTTGAAATGGCAGTCAATTATCGCATCAACGAAGTAACAGAACAGCTTGAAGAGCTATATGCTAATAAGCTCAATGAAAAAGTTGAAGAGATTGAAGAGAGCTACGCTCAACAGCTACAAGATCTAACTGGTAAAATTGACCAGTACCTAAACTATGTGGTTGAAGAGTGGGTAAAGGAAAATGAAGTTGCTATAGAGACTTCATTGCGCTCAGAGATCACAGAAGACTTCATCCATGGATTAAAGAATTTATTTGCTGAACACTACATTGAAGTTCCTGAAGAAAAAGTCAATGTTGTAGAAGAGCTTGCACTAAGAGTAGAAGAGCTCGAAGCAAAACTCAATGAAGCAGTCAATGAAAACATTGAGTTAAGAGATTCCCTCAACGAGATGTCAACTGAAGAAATTTTTAATGAAGTTTCAGAAGGACTAACTCTTTCTCAAGTAGAAAAGTTTAAGAAGCTCGCTGAAGGTGTTGATTTCGATGATGTTGAGAATTTCAAAAAGAAACTTCTCATAGTCAAAGAAAATTATTTTCCAGCAAATGGTGGCAAGAAGACTGCTAATCTTCTTGAAGAATCATTTGATGGTGAAGAGCCTGCAGCGGTAGCATCCGGCGTGATGTCGAAGTATGTCAGTGCCATTTCAAGAACAACAATTCGTTAAAAACCAATTCGTTATAAATAAGTAAAACAGTTAAGCTTAATTGCTAAAAAGGGAGAAACCAAATGATTCTAACTGAAGAAGCTCAAAGAAAGTGGCAGCCCGTACTAGAGCATCCTGATCTACCAAAGATCTCCGACGCTCATCGTCGCGCTGTTACCGCAGTAATCTTAGAAAACACAGAAAACGCACTTCGCGAAGCCGGTGCTCAAGTCGGTGGTCAACGTCTTCTAGGTGAAGATGCTGCAACCAACGCAACAGGCAACAACATTGACACCTTCGATCCAGTTCTAATCAGCTTGGTTCGTCGTTCAATGCCAAACCTCGTTGCTTATGACATCTGCGGCGTTCAGCCAATGACAGGACCAACAGGCCTTATCTTCGCAATGCGTGCACGTTATAGCGCACAGGACGGAGTAGAAGCTCTTTATAACGAAGCCAATACTACCTTCTCTTCTAAGACTGGTGGCCAGTATGAAACCAATGGCCAGATTGGTAACACCCACGTTGGTACAGTGCCTTACGCAAACACCAATGCTGGTAACGGTCTTTATAACACAGGTATTGGTCTACCAACTGCTAACGCCGAAGGTCTAGGCACAACCAACAACCCTGCTTTTGCTGAAATGGCTTTCAGCATCGAGAAGGTAACAGTAACTGCTCGCAGCCGTGCACTAAAAGCTGAATACACGATGGAACTTGCTCAGGATCTAAAGGCAATCCATGGCCTAGACGCTGAGACCGAGCTCTCCAACATCCTATCAGCTGAAATCCTTGCTGAAATTAACCGCGAAGTAATTCGTACAGTTAATATCACAGCAGTTCGTGGTGCCAATACTGGTAGCGTAACAACAGCCGGTGTATTCGACCTTGACACAGACTCCAACGGTCGCTGGTCAGTTGAGAAGTTCAAGGGCCTAATGTTCCAGGTTGAGCGTGAAGCTAATCAGATTGCTAAAGATACCCGTCGCGGCAAAGGCAACATCATCATCTGCTCCTCTGACGTAGCTTCTGCTCTTCAGATGGCCGGTGTTCTTGATTACGCCCCTGCTCTAAACAGCAACAACCTAAACGTTGACGACACAGGTAATACCTTTGCCGGTGTTCTCAATGGCCGCATCCGCGTATACATTGACCCCTACACCACTGGCAACTATATGACAGTTGGTTACAAGGGTGCCAATGCATTCGACGCCGGTCTCTTCTATTGCCCATACGTTCCTCTCCAAATGGTTCGTGCAGTAGATCAGAACAGCTTCCAGCCAAAGATTGGATTCAAGACCCGCTACGGCATGGTCGCCAATCCTTTTGCTCAGGGCGGCGCAACAAGTGCTACTGGTAACGTTGGCCTTGGTCTTCTAGAGCAAGACACCAACAAGTACTATCGTAGAGTGCTAGTTAACAACCTAATGTAATATTAGTGTTGACTGATGCAAAGGGGCTTCGGCCCCTTTGCTTTTTATAAAAAGAAAATTATAAAATTAGGAGAACGCAATGTTCTCCTTTCTTTTAATATAAATATCCTTAAACAAAGGATTATGTATGGCTGATATTAGAAGTCAACCCACGAATAAGAATTTCTTATCACCTTTGGGTTATAAGTTTTCTATCAAGAAAACACCTACGATGAATTGGTTTATTCAGTCTGTGATCCTTCCTTCTGTAGCATTGAATAGAACAACGATGCCGACCCCCTTTATTCAGCTTCCAATGCCTGGTGATCATTTGGAGTTCGGTGATCTGCAGATCACTTTTCGTGTTGATGAAGACATGAATAACTACTTGGAACTGTATAATTGGATGAAAGGAATGGGCTTTCCAGATAACTTTGATCAATACAAGAGCATTGCTCCTAAAGCTCGAGGCCCATTAAGCGGCAATGCAGACACGTTGACAGGTGACTCGATATATTCCGATGCTACCCTTTTGATTCTTTCATCACAAATGAATCCTATAACTGAAATTACTTTCGTAGATGTTTTTCCTGTGAACTTGTCATCTTTGACCTTTAATTCTCAATTCACAGACGTTCAATACGTTGAAGCTACTGTAACTTTCACACACAGAAAATTTGATATTAAACAGCTATAAGCTGGTGTACTTAATTATGTAATACTGGTATAATCTAGTATTACTGGTCTTTAATATATTAGAGTTGATAATTATCATGAAATTAGAAGATATTCAGTTGATGTGGGAAAAAGATTGTCAGATAGATAGAACTGAACTAGGTGAAGAGTCTCTTAAGATATCACAGCTACATTCAAAGTACTTCAAATTATTCTCAGCTGAGAGACTCTCTTACAAGAAGATGGAGAAGGAGTTCAAGGAACTGGCAAGAATTAAGTTTGAATACTACAACGGTGTGTTGTCTCATGATGAGCTTAGGAGCTATGGATGGGATCCTTTTAGCTTGAAAGTATTGAAATCTGATCTTCATATATACTTAGACAGCGATAAAGACGTTGCTGAGGCTAGGCTTAAGATGGATCTTCAGAAAGAAAAGATCGACCTCGTAGAAAACATAATCAAGAGCTTGAACTCAAGAGGCTACCAGATCAAGTCGGCTATAGATTGGGAAAAGTTTAAAGTTGGAGCATAATGGATTTAATACGCATTGAAAAAGTCAATGAGGTGCATAATAAGATAAGGTGTGAACCATCCTTAGCCAAGGAATTAGACTCATACTTTACTTTTAAAGTCCCAGGCTACCAGTTCATGCCGGAGTATCGATCCGGTTTCTGGAACGGTGAGATACACCTGTTCAACACCTCCACACGGTTGCTGTACACTGGTCTCATGGACTACGTTGAGAAGTTTGCACAGGAACGTGAGTATGAAGTAGAGTACCTCTATGACAACAGTAAGTTTGAGATGTCTTTACACGAGGCAAAGGAGTACATAGATACTCTTAGTCTTAAGTTGCAACCAAGAGACTATCAAGTAGAAGCCTTTGCTCATGCCGTACGTAATCACCGCACGCTTCTCTTATCTCCTACCGCTTCAGGTAAATCACTGATCATCTACCTCTTGATAAAATGGTATAGGTTTACAAGGAGTAAGATCTTACTGATCGTCCCCACCACTTCTCTCGTTCACCAGATGTTCACCGAC